TTGATTAGCTTATTTCTTGACTTTCCATGGACGAGAACCACGCAATAAGAAACCTGTCGATCCTTTTTAGCCCTTCCAAGGCTGATCTTTAAGAAGCAGGCGTTTTGCCTGTATCTATCTTCAATTCCAAGTCTGCAAAACACATCATAAAGTGGGTCATCATCGACTTCTTGAATGTTCCGATAGCAGTGGTTCCCTCCGCACGCTCCAAGAATCTTGTCTCTTATTGGCTTTAATGCTTCATGTAGATATTCTTTTTGCTGTGATGGGCGCATCTGCTCTTCGTAAACGTTTGTTTTGCTTGTTTTAATGCCGTTGTTCAGCATATCTCCTGCAATAACCGCATAACCAAGGGGGTCATTTTGAACTGTTTGAATCCATAGTTTAAATAATTTTTCATTAAATTCAGAAGAGCCGATATGTGCATCGGCTATTGGATAAAGGTGAATATATGGGACATCCCAGGGGAGCTTGTGCTTTACCATCACAAAATCATTTATCAAATTTTCGCCCCCGTAATTTTTTAATACAGAAAGGTTTTGCCGGACACTTTGCCGACCGTTTTAGCGGCAGAAAGCCTTTGAACTTGCCTGTGGAGCTGGAAGCAAGGAATTGAACCCGCAACGACGCGATTACAGAACGTGTACTCTACCTTTGAGTTATTCCAGCATAAAAAAAGAGCACCAACAGTTCGGAATATCCGAATTGCTGGCACTCAAAGGTGCTCTATGCTTTATTATTAGTTATTTTATTTTAAGAATGGGAGTCTGAGATTGCACTAACGATAGTAATTACAATGGCAATCACAACGGCGACTGCAAGAGGAACCCAAAGGGGGGATAAGATTACCCATAAAGGCCATGCAATCACATTACAAAGCCGGAGCACAATAAATGCGATCGTCAATGCTCCAAAAAAGTCAAGGCTACAACCGCAAGAAGCGGGTTTGTCTTTATCGTCCATTCGTTTTCTCCTTTTCGTTTATGTGTCCGCATTTGGGGCATTTTATCTGATATTCTGAATCTTTTGGGAGCTTTGCCAAAAGACGATTGCAAATGTATGGAGTCCCATAGGCGTTATAGATGGTGTTGTTGCACCGGATTTCCACGAGACTTTCATCACTCTTCACCGTCTGTTTTACCATCTGGATTGCTCCCTTCATCAAGTGCATTAGTCGATTGTGAATCTGCTAGTTTGCTTTGTGCGGCAAACTTTTCAGCCTGAGAGTCTTTATAAGCCTGTCCGCGCTGAGCCATCCCTTTTGGATCGTCGGTAACTCCGATAAGCTGAATTTCATCTTCGGGGGAGAACACACCAGTGCTATGAAGGTTAGACAGAGCTTGCGATTTATTCACAAGGTTATTAGTACGATTCCGAATGAATTTAACGTCAACTTGCATTGGCTTTAAATCTATTCCATCAAACGTCTTTAGAATTTTGCAGACCATTCGAAGCGTTTGCCGTTCCGCCTTTTTGAAGTTTCTTTCTTTCACTCTGGCGACAACTTCAAGAGACTGGAATCCATCACGAAGATAAACTGCGTCCCCGGTATCACTTGAACCCCCACTAGCATTTCCTTTACGATCTGGAATGCCGGTAATGGCATACACATAGTCAATCAGCGTTTGTGCAAGCGTTTCTGCCTCGTTCTGATTAACATTGGAATTTACATATTTCACATCGGCGGTCTTTCCGTCTGCACTAGGAAGCTCAATCGCCAACTCTTCTTTTAGGCGGTCAAGGTCGGAAGTGGTTCCTTGATTGGCTGCTTTATTTTCAGCAGCGGTTTTTAAATGGCATCCGATGAACACCAAAATGGAATTGACAATCTGTTCCACGCTGTTTACTCGGTCAGAATTGAGCTTGTTAATAGCGTTAAGAATTATCATAACGCTTTCAAAATCTCCGATACGCCATTCATTGTTAGGATATTCTACAATCGGCACACTACCTAAAAAGTGCGGCTTTGGCTCTCCAGCTAAATCTTCTGGTTTAATAACACTTCCAACGCCTTTTACAGAATAAATATATTGATATACACCATCATAGACAATATAATTTGTGCCAATGACAGAGCCATCATCATTCAGTATTGGGCTATATGTAACTCCCAAAAGTGGTTCATGCCCTGCTTCTGTAGAGTAAATTACGAAAGTGTTTTGCGGTTCCAATGTTGGAATTTCAAATGGGGCTTCATCTTCTTCCCCAGAATCATCAACTGCAACGAGCCGATATGCTGTACCGCAAATTGATGCAGAATTTCCGATTGACATATCTTCATAGGATTTATTCTCACTGTCCATATAAGCGTTTAGCTTTTGGACGTTCTCTGAATCATCTTCCAACTTTGCCGTATACTGAATCGGTTCTCCAAGAAAATATCCAGTCGCGTTGCGAACAATGGAATAAGCATTGTTAATAACGATTCTGTTATTCACATCGGGACGGATCAGTTTTACTCGGTCAAGTATCGGCTGATACCCTCTAAAATATCTAAATAAGTATTTGATTTCTCCTCTGTTGCACAAATGGCGACTCATTGCACCACTTACAATAGAAGGAATAGTGTTTTTGTTTATTTCATCTTTGGTGTGAGAGGTATAAATAACTCTTCGGCCTAAGAACACATAGTCTTTATTTAATTGTGGATCGTGAATGAATTCCATGTGTTCGCATCCTTCCTAAATGAAAAATGAATTTTTATTCAATCGATATGTATATTTTACCATATTGTAAAAGATTCTTCAACATAGATTGCGAACTATTGGTTCCCATTTCGAATAAAAAGTTTAGTTAAAAGGGAAGATTCCGACGGTCAACAATGGTTACGGACATGCCGGATAGGTCTTTGACAAGTTGTGAAAGC